TTTCAACGCACACTAGATGATTGGGCTAGATTTAATATAAATAATAGAACAACCCATGATGCCTCAATTAGCTCAGGATTAGCTATAATGGCATGCAATAAGAATAAGTATAGACCAGTCCCTAAGCTTATTAAACAAGAATATGAATTAGGGATTAAAAAATACGACAATACAGGAGCACTATCCAAAATCATACAATAAATGAAGATAAACTATAATACTAATAGTCCTTTTCCAAGTCAAGTAGTAAGTGACGAAGAGAAAGCAAGCTGGGAATATGGAGATCAAATAGCTAGAGCTATTGAATACGAGTGGTTTAATCAAGGTCGTACTAATGGGAATAGATATTTAACTACATGGAATAATTACAATAGATTAAGATTATATGCTAGAGGTGAGCAACCTGTGCAAAAATATAAAGACGAGTTATCAATTAATGGTGATCTATCTTATCTTAATTTAGATTGGAAGCCTGTTCCTATTATATCTAAATTTGTAGATATATTGACTAATGGTATTTCTGCCAAAGACTATGATATAAATGCATATGCTCAAGATCCAGAATCTTTAAATAAACGAACTAATTATGCTAAAATGATAGCACAAGATATGTTCGCTAAAGATACTATGAGACAAATCACTGAACAACTTGGTTCAGATTTATCACGTACAGGGATTTCACAAGAAGAATTACCTACAACTAAAGAAGAGTTAGAACTTCATATGCAATTAAGTTATAAGCAAGCTATAGAAATTGCTGAAGAAGAAGCTATTAATCAAGTACTAGATCAAAATAGATTTGATTTAATTAAAAGACGAATGAACTATGACTTAGTTACATGTGGGATAGCGGCATCTAAAACTAACTTTAATTTAGCTAATGGCATTACAATTGATTACGTAGATCCTGCTTATATGGTATATTCTTATACAGAAGATCCAAATTTTGAAGATATTTATTATGTAGGCGAAGTAAAAGGAATTACAATACCTGAACTTAAAAAACAATTTCCAAATATTAGTAATGAAGAATTAGAAAAAATACAACAAAATAAAGGGAATAGAAATTATTTATATGGAGGAGGAGCATATGATGAAAGCACAGTTCAAATGTTATATTTTGAATATAAAACATACAGTGATCAAGTATTTAAAATAAAAGAAACTCCTTATGGATTAGAAAAAGCATTAGAAAAACCTGATACTTTTAATCCTCCAGTGAATGATAATTTTGAAAGAGTAGGTAGAACTATAGAAGTATTATATAAAGGGTGTAAAGTTTTAGGAACTAACACAATGCTACAATGGGAAATGGCTGAAAATATGACTAGGCCTTTTGCAGATACAACTAAGGTAGAAATGAATTATGCAATTTGTGCACCGAGAATGTATAAAGGACGCATTGATTCTATAGTAAGTAGAATTACTGGGTTTGCTGATATGATTCAGTTAACTCATTTAAAGTTACAGCAAGTAGTAGCAAGGATGGTACCAGACGGAGTATTCTTAGATATGGATGGTTTAGCAGAAGTTGATTTAGGTAATGGAACTAATTATAATCCAGCAGAGGCTTTAAATATGTATTTTCAAACTGGTTCTGTAGTGGGTAGGTCTTTAACTCAAGACGGAGAATTAAATAGAGGTAAAATACCGGTACAAGAATTAGCTAGTAACTCAGGGCAGGCAAAGATTCAAAGTTTGATTCAAACATATAATTATTATTTGCAAATGATAAGAGATGTGACCGGATTAAATGAAGCCAGAGATGGGAGCTTACCTGATAGAGATACTCTAGTGGGGCTTCAAAAAATTGCAGCACAGCAATCTAATATAGCTACTAAGCATATTAATAATGCTAGTTTATGGTTAACTTTAAGAATATGTGAAAATATAGCTAAAAAAATAGGGGATTTATTAGATTATCCTCTTACCGCTAATGCTCTTAAAGAAAGTATTTCTACTTTTGATGCAGAGACATTAAGGGAAATAGATAATTTATCTCTTCATGATTTTGGTATATTTTTAGATTTGGAACCAGATGAAGAAGAAAAAGCCCAATTAGAACAAAACATTCAAGTTGCTTTATCTAGCGGTGGTATTGACTTAGAGGATGTAATTGATATTAGACAAATACGTAATTTAAAATTAGCTAACCAACTTTTAAAACAAAAACGTAAACATAAGCAACAACGTGATCAGCAAATCCAAGAACGTCAAATACAATTAACTGCGCAATCTAATGCAGAAGCTGCACAACGAGCTGCGGAAGCAGAATTGCAAAAACAAGAAGCATTAGCACAAAAGGAATTACAAATTGAACAAGGAAAATCTCAATTTGAAATTCAAAGAATGCAAACTGAGGCTGAAATTAAACGTCAATTAATGGCTGAAGAATTTAATTATCAAATGCAATTAGAACAAATGAAGATGGGGGCTGAACAAACTAAAGAAAAAGAGATAGAAGATAGAAAAGACAAAAGAGTTAAAATCCAAGGTACACAACAAAGTGATATGATAGATCAAAGAAATAATGATTTATTACCTATAGATTTTGAAAACAAAGGCCAAGAAGGTATGTTACCAATGGCTTAATTATTAATTATTTAATTATATTATATTATGGCAGAAAACAAAGCGGCCGTTGAGGTCAAACAAGAAGGCGACTTTAAAATAAAGTCAAAGCCTAAAAAAATGAAGGACTTAGGAAGGAAGTCAAAAAACGAAATAACAAAAGTAGATTTAACAAAACCAGTAACAGATGAAGTAAAATCAAATGTTATTAAGGTTGATTTAACAAAACCAAAAACAGATGCCGTTCAAGAGCATAAAACAGAGGAATTACCTGTGGATGGAACACCCGGAGATAGCAAGAAAATGGACGAAGGAACACGGATCAGCGATACAAAGGAAGAGCCCGTTGCAGAAGTTGAGGTGCAAACTCCGATCGAAGAAGTAATTGAAGAAATTGGGGAATCTACTCCAGAAAAAATTGAAGATATTCAAGAGGAAACTAAAGAGCCTACTGTAGAATTACCAAAATTACCAGAAAATGTCGATAAACTTTTGAAGTTTATGGAGGAAACTGGTGGTACAGTAGAAGATTATGTTAAACTTAATAAAGATTATAGTAAATTAGATGATGATAATCTATTACATGAATATTATAAACAAACAAAACCTCATTTATCACAAGATGAAATTAACTTTTTAATTGAAGATAAATTTCTAGTAGATGAGGATGTAGACGAACAAAGAGATATACGTAGAAAAAAGCTAGCTTATAAAGAAGAAGTTGCTTTTGCGAAAAAGGATTTAGAAAGTTTAAAAAATAAGTATTATGCTGATATTAAACAACGTCCAGGAGTAACACAAGAACAACAAAAAGCTACAGATTTTTTCAATCGTTATAATAAACAGCAAGAAACTATAAAGCAAAGTCAAGAAGCGTTTCAAAAAAATACTAATGATTTGTTTAATACAGAATTCAAAGGTTTTGATTATTCTGTGGGAGATAAAAAATTTAGATATAAAGTACAGAATCCTTCTAACGTAGCCAAAAGTCAATCTGATATTAATAATTTTGTCAATAAATTTTTAGACAAAAAAGGAAATATTAGTGATACTAAAGGTTATCATAAAGCTTTATATGCTGCTATGAATGCTGATCAACTAGCAGGTCATTTTTATGAACAAGGAAAAGCTGACGGGGTTAAAAACCTAGTTAAGCAATCCAAGAACCCAACTACAGATAAACCAAGGCAGGTTGCCGGTGGGGAGATGTTTGTAGATGGATTAAAAGTGCGAGCTATTAGTGGAACAGATTCATCAAAATTGAGAATTAAACGAAAAATTAATAATTAAAAATTAAAATAAAATGGCTTTAAATCCCCAATTTGGGACAATAATCCCTAGTCAGGTACAACAGTTACTTGCTACGAATTATTTAAATTTTGCTGCCGGAGGTGTAACTTTCGCTCAGCAATATTTGCCAGAAATCTACGAACAAGAAGTTGAAAGATACGGTAATAGAACCTTATCTGGATTCTTACGAATGGTAGGTGCTGAGCTCCCGATGACAAGTGACCAAGTAATCTGGTCAGAACAAAATAGATTACATATTGCTTATGATAACTGTACGTTTGCAGCTCCTGGTGTAGGTGCGGCTAACACTATTACTATACCTGCCGGTGTAACTAACGTTATATCTCCAAGAGCAACCATCGTTGTGATGGATGACTTTGGCGCAGAAGTAAAGTGTTTAGTTGTTTCATCTAACGTTGGCGCTGGTCCAGTTACTATAAATGTTGATCCTTATACAGCCGCTACTATTGCTGCTGCAGGTTTAGTTGGAAACGTAAAAATATTTGTTTACGGTTCTGAATACCTAAAAGGATCTACAACACCTAACGCTGCTGCTGGTCCTGCATTAGTTGCTGGAACTAGTTATGTAAGCGTTGACCCATCATTCACACAATTCCAAAACAATCCTATCATTGTAAGAAGCAAATACACAGTATCTGGTTCTGATATGGCTCAAATAGGTTGGGTTGAAGTTGCTACGGAAGATGGAACTTCTGGATACCTTTGGTATCTAAAAGCTGAGTCTGAAACAAGACTTAGATTTGAAGATTATTTAGAAATGATGTGTGTTGAAGCTGAGCTTGTTGCTGCTGCTTCTCCAATCGTTCCTCAAACTGAAGCAAATGGTTCTGAAGGACTTTTTGCTGCTATTCAGAATAGAGGTAACGTAATGGTTGGCTTTAGTGCTGCTACAGGTATCGGTGACTTTGATGATATTCTTAGAAACTTAGATACTCAAGGAGCTATTGAAGAAAACATGTTATTCCTAGATAGACAAACTGCTTTGGATTTTGATGATATGCTAGCTGCTATCTCTTCAGGTGCACAAGGTGGTACTGCTTATGGATTATTTGAAAACTCAGAAGAAATGGCTTTAAACCTAGGTTTTAGCGGTTTCAGAAGAGGTTCTTACGATTTCTATAAAACAGATTGGAAATAT